TGGCTTCCTTCGGCGGAGGCCACGGCTCACCGCTGCCAACCTCATATGATGCAGTCATCTTGGATTCTCCCTCTGAAACTTCTCGATAGCCTGCGTGATCCTCTCCCACTCGGCTGGGTCTGTGACGGCGAGGCGGTTGTGGGTTATGCTGTTCTGACGCCACCAGCGTTCCCAATCCTCGCGGTCCTTCCACGGCCCGGCGGTCATCGCAGCACCACCTCTCCGCTGATCTTCTTCTTCCATTTTGACCGGAAGGCGGGAGGCTTGCGGATACCCAGATGCTTGGCCTTCATGCGCTTCGCCTTCGCGCCTGCGGCCACGTCCACCTTGTCTTTGACCCGTCTGCAATCCTCATGCGCGGGTCCGCAATTCTCGTCGGTATCGTCGCCGCCCAGCATCAGGGCGCGGACATGCTCGACAATCCATTCCTCGCGAACACCGTCAATCTTCCGGTTGCACAAAACGCAGACGCCCTTGTGCGCTTCCCAGATTCGGAGGCGGCGCATCTGGCCCATGGGCTTGCGGCGGGTGGTGCCTACGTCGATCATGCTGCCTGCCTCTGAGCGCAAGCAAGAAGGTCGCCCGGATCGGTGAGGGCAATTCCCTTCTCGCTGAAATGCCGGTGGACGCAGTCCAGATATGTGGTGAATTGCTTCGTGTTCATCTTGCGTGTGACGGCGAAGTCGAACGGCTCCATCATCAGCTTTAGCTTTAGTTCGTAGGGCAGGGGCCGCACCGTGGCGTCGTATGCTTCACGGAACTCTTCGTTTTCCGCCCGCAGGATGGGAACGCCGAGCGTGAGCTTGCAGTATCCTCGGATTTCCTCGGAAGTCTGGTCGCCCAACTGCTCGGCAATCTCGCCCATCCAAAGCCGGTTGAGCGCGTTCTGTTTCAGGGTCCGTTTCCCGCCTTTCGACATGATGACGGTCAACGGCAGAGGCTGCGCTTCCAGGAAGCGGATCAGCATACGGCGGTCGCCCTCCGATTCAAGGAAGCGCGTTGCCATCGTTATGCTGCCCTGTCGCGAAGAGACAGCCGGGCATTGTCGAGCGCGTCCTGCACCCGCTGGTGCTGGTCGGGGTAGTTATCCGACAGCCTGTCCATGTACGCCGCGTTTTTCGGTTCATCCGACCATCCGTCCAGATCCGCAATGGACTGCGCAAAGTTGAGCGTCTGAATTGCCAAGTCCGCCCACTGCTTCGCAGCCGCCTCGCTCTTCTTGTCCTTGGCGACTTGATAGGTGCTGCGCGTCTCAGTGGTGAGCCCGTCCCGGCGCGCCTCGTCTGCAAAGTCGCTGGGGTGAGTGCTGGTGGGAATGTGCGTGTTCGCCTTGCCCGCAGCCGCGTTGCCGTCATCGTCCACCGGGGCGACGCCGCATACGGCGGACAGGGAGAATCGGCGGGCATAGGTCGTTGCCGATCCGAACCCGTGCGCGTCCTGCTTCGCGGTCGGAACCGAGAAAGTGCCGCTCATCCACTGGCCGGATGAGTGCAGAAGGATCGTCTCGACTTCGACCGAGTTGCCATCGCGGCGGGGGAACTGGACGACCGACAAGCCATTCTTGGAGAACGGCTCGCGGATGGCATCCCAAACCGCGCCCAGGTCGGCATACTTGCTGCGGAAGGCCGGGTTGCTCTTGTCCTTGATCGCGCCCTCGATCTCGCCCTGTGCCTTGGCGAGCGCGGCGGCGAGTTTGTCTAGTTCGCGCGAACGGCTCTGCGGGGTTTCGACTTTCGCCGCCATTTCGTGGGTCATGATGGTATCCATTAAAGTCACTCCTCCAGTTATTGAATTCGAGCGCGTATCCAGCGCCACACCCGCCGCCACCAGGAGCGGCGAGAGAGAGGCGGGTGAATGGTCCCGCCGATGGCGAGAAGCCGCTCGTGGCCAACATCTATCGTCATGGCTACTTCCCCCCGTTTTTTGAAAAGTGATCAAACAGATTGACCGCTTTCTGCAAATCAACGAGCCCGTCTCGCACGGCGTTCGACATGTCCTCACTTCCGGACAAAGTCAGGTCACCGGCCTCGATTGCACCACGCAGCCTGCGCAGGAGTGTCGTCGCGGCCTTGCTTACCTCGTGGCCGGCGAGCGCGACGCCCAGCGTGTAATCCATCTTCTTCTTGCTCACAGTCCCGCCTCCTTGCGCGCGGCCTTGTAGTTCCGCACGGCTCTGAGAAACCCGGCCCACAACTCGCGGCGCTTCTGCAGCCACGCGGCCCGCGTCTCGCGCTTCCAGTCGCAGAACGGCACGAACGACCACGGCGTCCGCTTCTCGCTCTCGTGGGCCTGAAGGTGTGACAGCCAGAGCAGCGCGGCCCCTGCGTGCGCCTCGTGCGGGAACTGGCCGACCTCGTCATTCGACGGGAAGTCCCAGCGATCCACCGTCACGCCTAGCTCGGCCTCGACGCGGAGATAGTCGCGCTCCCGGTGGCGAACCTCTGCCGTGCAGACGGCGGTTGCCCACTGTCGGAAGTTACCGCCTTCGATGGCGTGCGACGGGAGCGGGCGACGGAGCAGGGCGACCTTTTGGGCAAAGGACAGTTCCGGGCGTGTGTAGATGAGAGCGTCCATGTCAGACCTTCACTTTCGGATAGATGCCAAGCAGGCTGGCGGCGCGGCGGCAGTCGCCCAGCGTGACCGTGACGTGCCGGGGCTGCTCGTTGTCGAGGTCGCTGTCGCCAATCACGTCGGCGGCGCGGGCGTAGGCTTCCACGAAGGGCCGCAGCGCGCGGATGATTTTGTCTTTGTCGGTCATTTGCCGCGCTCCGTCAGGGCGTCATCGCGGGCGGCACGGCGGCGAAAGTCGGCGGCATCCTCGCGGGCGCTGGTGTTGTCGTCGGACGCTGCGTTGCAGGCGTCCTCGTAGCCATCTGCGGTCAAGTACTCGCCCGCCCATTCCTCAAGCATGATCTGCATCATGTCGCTGATCTGGTGGTGGACGAGCTTGGCAGAGATCAGATCGACCTCCGCAGGGTCGGCCGGGTCAATGCGCGTGGCGCGACTGCCGGGCGTGTAGGTGTACTCGATCAGCACTTCCAGGCTGTCAGGCTGAAGGCCGAACGGGCAGTACGCCGTCATCTTGTGCTTGGTTGCCATCACGCGGCCTCCACGGCGCGCGGCTCGGCGTGGTTGATGGCGTTCTCCAGAGCGATGGCGAGGGCGCAGGCGTCGGCCATGTAGAGCAGGACCTGGAACTCGCCGTTCTGCCCGGTGTCGCCAAACTTGATGTTGATGAACGACGGGTGCCCGTCTTTCGGAAACCCGGTGACGTGGATGCCGGGGCGGTTCTCGCGCTTTACGCTGAAGGTCTTGTTGGTCATTCTGTCCTCCTGTCGGGTGTGGTTAGGCGTTGGCTTCAGCCGCTAGGATCGCGCGGCCGATGATTTCCGGGATTTGCGGGACGACCGCGTTGCCGAGTCCCCGCAGTCGGTCCACCCGAGCGGGAACCCCATGAGCCACTCGACCCACGTCGGGTTCAACGCTCCACCAACCTCCGCATTCAGCGGCTTGGTGTTCCTTCTCATCTGTGATGGCGGGCCGTTGTTCGATGCGTCTTGCGTCGTCGGCGTCGGCCAGAAACGGACGGCTTGCGCCAAGTTCAATCCGAAGCCGTTGCCTGTATGGTGCTTGCCCTTTGCCAAGGTCGCGGCCTTCACCTCGGCCCGCTTCTCTTCCAGACGCTCTCGGGTCCAATCCTCCCGCGTCATCATCACGGCCGGGGTAGGCCACAATCCAGATCCGCTCGCGGAGGTGCGGTGCGCCAACACTGGCTGCGGATATGCAGTGCCACTCCGCGTCATACCCGAGCGCGGCCAAGTCCCCGAGAACGGTTCCGATGCCTCGCCCGAGAAGCGCGGCGACATTCTCCACGATGACGTAGCGGGGGCGAAGCTCGCCAACGAGACGGGCGTACTCGACCCAGAGGCCGCTGCGCTCACCCGCGAGCCCCGCGCCTTTGCCAGCAACGGAGATATCTTGGCAGGGGAAGCCGCCGCAAATAACGTCAACTGCTCCGACATCCGCGCCCTTCAACTCTCTAACGTCACGATGGATGGGGACATGCGGCCAGTGCTTTGCCAGCACGCGGCGCGGGTATTCTTCAATCTCGCAGAACGCGACCGTGGTCATTCCCGCGCGCTCAAGCCCGAGGCTGAATCCGCCAATGCCGCTGAAGAGGTCCAGCACGCGCATCAAGCGAGCTTCTCGTTGATGTCACGCAGCGCCGCCTTCGGATCGTCAAAGACGGGTGACGGCGCGGCGTAGCGGTTGGCGATGTCCTTGCGGTTCGGGATGAAGGTCCAGCCTTCAACGCGACCGATTGACGGGATCGCGGGAAAATAGGTGATAAAGCCGATAACCCGCTTGCCCTGCCGCACCTTGCGCGTGGCGGTGTCGGGCACTGTCTCCATAATGACGGGGGCACTCATCAGACGCACGCCGACAGATCGACGCCGCACCACGCAGCGGCAAAGCCAGCCTGCAGCCCGCGCGCATAGTGCGGCTCGTGGTTCGCGTAGTAGATGCGAACCGGAACGGCTCCCGTTCCTGCAAGGTATCCTGCCAAATATTCGGCGCGGTCGATGTCCATCTGCTGTCCTCCTGTCGGGGTGTGGTTAGGGGTTGCCGAGTGCCCAAAGCACCATGCGAGCAGAGCGGCAAAGGCGGCGTGTGTGCGGCCCATCAACCCCCTCGTCTGCATAGTGCTTGGCGTCCGACGTGAGGTCGGCCAAGGCGACCGCATCGAGGTCTACGGTCACGTAGTTCGCCGTTTCCTTGACGACGACGCGAACGCCGGGGTGTTCGGCGCACCGCTCGAAATGATCCGTCCAGAAGATGCGCGGCAGCGTGAAACGCTGTTGGGCTGTCTGTGTGACTGCGGTCATTCTGTCCTCCTCCGGGTGTCCGGTGAGAGGAACAATAAACGGTGTGTTTAGAATTGCAACAACAATTCTACACGGTATGTTGATCACGAATCCGTGAGAAACACACTAAAACCCTGCACCAAGACTGCAGGGACTGCGTCGCGTATAACGATCCGTTACCCTAAAGACAGGTTACGAACGCGCGCACGCCTTAGTTTTTGAGATCATCGTTTCCCCCAAGATCGGCCAACCGGCCCTCTTCGGCTGCAAGCCGCCGAATTATCTCGAAAGCTAGGCCCGCATGGTTGCCTCTGTAAAGGTAGTCTAGGGTGCCGGCCAGCCTGTCACATATGAGAATCGCCAACTCGATATCCAGGGGCCGCTCCCCGCGCTCGTAATTACTGAGCCGCTGCGGCGATATCCCGATGAGCTTGGCAAGCTGCCCTTGGCGCACGCCTTTTGCCTCGCGCAACATCACGATTCTGTTGCCAACGAGGGTTTGCCAACTGGCGTTTTTGGCAATCTTCATCGGCGCACGGCTACTACACGCGCCCGCTAACTGCATCTAAACGGACTGTTGACATATTCAACGGTATGTTTATGGTTCAGCATCATGACAGACAGTGAAGCCCTCGACTTCCTTGCCGCCAAGCTCAACGGCAAAGCCTCCGTTGCTGCGGCTCTCAACGCATCACCGCAACGTCTCATGAACTGGTACGAGCGCGGGATCAGCGCGAACAAGCGGCCCGCCGTTTGGGCAATGGTCAACGACCACGGCGGCAATCTCACGCGCGACTGGCTCATGGCGAGGGCCGCAGCATGACCCACCTCCCCGAGATCGCCGTGCTGGCTGCCTTCGCTGTTCTCATGTGGGCTCTGTTCCGAGTGGTGACGAGATGAGCGAGGGCCTGACGCATTTCGAGTGGCTTCAGGCCGAGAAGGCGCGGGTCCGGTCGCTCCTGTCCAAGCAGGCAAGCCCGGCGGCGTTGGCGCGGTTGCCCAAGCCGATTGTGCCGGTGGTCGAGAAGTTGCCGCCGGTCGTGCTGGCAACGCGCCAACACGCGACGAACTACAACAGGCAGGACGGCTCGCGCCGATCCGCTCAGGCCCGAGGCGCCGGCAAGGACTTCAAGCCGCGCGATCCGGTCCCTGCCGAGCATCTTCGCGATTTGGTCGACACCGTCGCCCGCCGGTTCCGGTTGACCGGCAAGCAAGTCTCGACCGTGACGCGCGACCGGGAAGTGATCGCCGCCCGGCATGTCGTCGTGGTCACAGTCCTCGAAATCACCAAGGCGACGCAGACCAACCTTGCCAAGGCGATGGGTGTCTCCCTCGACGTGGTGAAAAGCTCCCGCGCCTACGGCCAGTCGGTCATCAACAACTACTTTGGATATGCCGAGAAGTACGGCGCGGCGAAGGCCGACATCTACGCTCAGTGGCCGGAATACCGGAGGGCCGAATAATGCCGAACCGGGGATGGCGCTACCGCGCGAAGGGCTACGGCATGGCCGAGGCTCAAGCCGAGCTTGAGGAAGGCATCCACCCCGGCGTCGTGGCCTCGCGCCTTGGCGATACCGAAGAAAACGTCCGCGAGATTGCAGATCGGCAGGGCTGGGCCATCTCGTGGAGCGGGCAGACTGCCCAGCAGATCCTCGACGCTCACGAGCGCATTTATACATGAGCGGCTCACTTTCCCCCGCTGGCGTGCATAGCGCATCCGAACACGTCAGCACTGGCCGCGCGTTGAATTGGGTCACGCGCGGCCAGACCCTTACCCACGGTGCGGCGTCCCTGCGAGAGCGCATCTTGAGGCTGTCTATCCCCGAACCCAATAGTGGTTGTTGGCTTTGGCTCGGCTCCATCAAGGAGAATGGCTACGGCCGGATCAAGGTGAACGGTGCATTTAAGGGCGCTCACCGCGTTTCCTGGGAGGCGTTCAGCGGTCAACGAATCCCGGTCGACAAGCTGGTTTGCCACAAGTGCGACGTTCCGGGTTGCGTTAACCCTGAGCATCTTTTCGTCGGAACCGTCCGAGACAACGCGCTCGACATGTGGCGAAAGGGGCGCGGGTATCTCGCGCCTATTACCGGACGTGGGTCGCAAAACGGTAACGCAAAGCTGAGCGTCGACACAGTCAAGGCGATCCGCGCCTCTGTTGGTTCCATCAAGGAGATTTCCGACAGGTTCGGCATTCCTAAGTCGACCGTTAACAACATCATCACACGCCGGCATTGGAGGCACATTTAGATGCCTACCATCTTTCCCAGCGGCCTTAATTGGCACCTCCCTCGCTGGGCAACTGGCGGTCGCGTTGTTGAGCGTGTGGGCTCCGACGCGACCGCCTCTTTTATTCGCCGCGAGGCTGCATGAACCGCCCCGCCGACATCCTCCGCGCCGAGGCGGTTCGCCTTGTGGAATACGAAAAGACCGCCCCAGGAACACCCGGCGGGAAACGCTGGGCCACGCGCTATCTCCTAGTCGAACTTGCCGAGCATCTTGGCTTCGACGCCAAAACGGAAGTCAGCGCCCGCGTGGATGAGGCTTTGACAGCAGCAGGGACGACGCCATGAACATCGACAAGAAAGCCCTCATCGGCATCATTTCGGAGATCGAGGCCAGCCGCGAGCGCGCCAAAGGCGAGACGCGCCACCAGTCCGATATCTTGAAGAAAGCCAAGGAACAGAACTTCGACACGAAAGCCATTAGGAAGGTCCTACAGCGCCGTGCGATGTCCGAGGCGGACCGAGATAGCCTGGACCTCGCCATCGACACCTACGAGCGCGCTATGGGCTCTCTGGCGACGGCCAAGGAGGCGGTAGATACGGGGCGCATGTCGGCGCGTGAGGCGTCCGAGCATTTCAACGTGCCGCGCGGTGCGCTGGCAGTTGTGACGGGTGGCGGGAAAAATGAGATTTCCGAGCCGGGCGATGAGGCCCGCTCATGACCATCCGCGAAGCCGAGGTCAACGTCCGCCGCATGAGGCGCTGGAAGCGCAAGGCGAGCAAGGGCTATCGCGCGGATGCCGCCGCCGCTCTCAAGGCTGCCGTGACGCAGGCCCTCATCGCCGCTGCGAAGGGGCGATAGATGGCGCGCAAGAACCCCGAGCAACGATTGCAGATCCAGGTCGCCAACTTCCTACGGCTGGCCTTGCGCCCGCCGACGGTGTGGACCGCGTTTCCGGCGGGCGGTGGCGGCAAGGTTCGTGGCGCGCTTCTCAAGGCGATGGGGCTCAAGGCAGGCTGGCCGGACGTGCAAGTCCTACACCCTATGGGCCTCAACACGCTGGTCATCGGCATCGAGTTGAAGGCCAAGAAGGGCCGACTCTCCAAGCCACAGATTGAGACCTGCGAGGCCCTGTGGGCTGCAAACGCGCGCTACGTCGAGTGTCGGTCGCTGGAGGAAGTCGATAGGTGCCTGCGTCGCGCTGGCGTCCCCATGCACGCGCGCGTCGTGGACGCTTCGTTAGCCCAGCAGAGGACGGCGTGATGGCTTGGCCGAAGGGAAAACCGCGCTCGCCAGAAACCTGCGCCAAGATCAGCGCCACCCACAAGGAGCGGGGCATCTGCCTCAAGGTGAAAGGCCGCCGCCCGCGCGTGAGGCCGCTACAGGGCACACCGGAGCGGCGGTTATTCGACCGAATCGCGAACTTGCTAGGCGCCGCCGCCGCACATGCTGAGCTACGGAGGGAGCACAATGAAAGACGGCTATAAAGCCTTTCTGGCGTCGAAGAGGCCGCGCGCTCATGCGACGGGGATCGAGCCGCCGGCACTCAATGCGGGGCTGTTCGATTTCCAGGCCGCGTGCGTCGACTTCGCTTTGAGGCAGGGCCGCTGCGGGCTCTATCTCGATACCGGCCTCGGCAAGACGTTCTGCCAGCTTGAATGGGCCGACAAGGCGATGCGCGCCAGCAATGGCCGGGCGCTAATCCTGACGCCGCTCGCGGTTGCCCGGCAGATGGAGCGCGAGGCGCATAAGCGAGGGTATGACGCTCGCGTGATCCGCGACCAGTCGGAGGCCCGCGCCGGCATCAACATTTGCAACTATGACCGGATGGATAAGATCGAGCCCGATGCCTTCGGCGTCGTGTCGTTAGACGAGGCCAGCATTCTCAAGAATTTCAGCGGTAAGACGACTCGAGCCCTGATCGAAACCTTCCGCGACCACCGCTTTAAGATGGCCGCGACGGCGACCCCGGCGCCGAACGATCACATGGAGCTTGGCCAGCAATCGGAATTTCTAGGCGCCATGAACGGGAACGAAATGCTGTCCCGGTTCTTTATCAACGACGCTTCGACCGCGTCGCAGACGTGGCGGCTGAAGAAGCACGCCGAGAATTCGTTTTGGGAGTGGATGGCGTCGTGGTCGCGAATGGCGCAATCGCCGGAAGATTTAGGTTTTGACGGCACGCGCTACGTCTTGCCCGAATTGAAAATCATCCGGCATAAGGCCGCGTATGGCGAAGTAAAGCCGATGGACGGCAGCCTGTTCGCGATGGAAATGTCCGCCACGTCGATGCACGCCACGAAGCGGCAGACGGCATCGGCGCGAGCGGACGAGGCGGCCCGGCTGGTCGATACGAGTAGCCAGCCGTGGGTCGTCTGGTGCGACACTGACTATGAGGCCGACGCGATTGCCGAGCGTATCCCCGATGCCATCGAGGTTCGGGGATCGATGCAGATCGAGCGCAAGGAAGAGAACCTCGCGGCGTTCGCCGATGGATCGGCCCGCGTCATCATCACGAAGCCCAGCGTGGCTGGCATGGGGCTCAACTGGCAGCACTGCGCCAGGATGGCCTTTGTCGGCCGCAGCTTCAGCTATGAGGCTTGGTATCAGGCCGTGCGGCGCTGCTGGCGGTTCGGCCAGACGAAGCCCGTAGAGGCTCATATCATCGTCGCAGAGGGCGAGGATCAGATCGGGCGGGTAATCGACCGCAAGGCCGACGAACACGCCAGTATGAAGCGCGCGATGGCCGCCGCGATGAAGCGCGCCACGACACAGGCCACGCGCCGCATGGTCGAATATCTGCCGAAACATGAGGGGAGGACACCGACATGGCTACGATCCGCTGCCTAAACGAGAAGCACGGCGACAGGTTCGCCGCGTATCATGGTGATTGTGTCGACGTGGTCGGCCAGTTGCCGGACAACAGCGTAGGATTTTCGGTTTACTCGCCGCCGTTCGGCTCCCTGTTCGTCTACTCCGAATCGATCAGCGACATGGGCAACAGCACCGATGAGCAGTTCCGCGACCAGTATGCGTTCCTGGTCCGCGAGAAGCTGCGCGTGACCAAGCCAGGGCGCCTGACTGCGGTGCATTGCTCCGATCTGCCGCTCACGAAGTGGAAGGACGGCGCGGTTGGCATCAAGGATTTCAGCGGCGACATCATCCGCATCCACGAAGAGGCCGGGTGGATACTGCACTCACGCCGGACGATCTGGAAATGCCCGGTCGTCGAGATGACGCGCACGAAGCACGTCGGCCTGCTCTACAAGCAACTCCAGAAGGACAGCGCCAAGAGCCGGGGAGGGATGCCCGACTACCTGCTGACGTTCGTCAAGCCGGGCGACAATGCCGAGCCGATCAATCACACGCCGGAAAACTTCCCGCTGGACCAGTGGCAGGAATGGGCCTCGCCGGTATGGATGAGCGTCAACCAGACGCGCGTTTTGAACGTCAAGGCCGCGCGCAACGCCAACGACGAGCGCCACCTGTGCCCGCTACAGCTCGACGTGATCGACCGGGCGCTGGTCATGTGGTCCAACCCTGGCGACGTGGTGCTGAGCCCGTTTATGGGCATCGGCAGCGAGGGTTACTGCTCACTCAAGGCAAAGCGTCGTTTCATCGGCGTCGAGTTGAAGGCCGAATACTTCAATCAGGCGTGCCGCACTCTTGGCGACGTGGAGGCCAGCGCCGCGACCCTGTTTGACGATATGGCGGCGTAGATGGCCAAGTTTGACACCTGGATGCCGATCTACTGGGGCGACTACGCCAAGGACACCGGCCACCTTGGCGCAGTCCACCACGGCGCATACTTGATGCTCCTGAAGCACTATTGGGTTACAGGCGCACCCCTGCCAGCCGATGACGCCCAACTCTGGCGCATCGCCTGCGCTGACAGCTTGGCACACTGGAAGAAGATCAAGGGCGTCGTGCTGGCCTTCTTTGAATTGGAGGACGGCGTGCTGCGCCATGGCCGCGTCGAACACGAACTCGCAAATGCTCAAGGCAATGCCGAACGACGTGCTGAAATGGCGAGGCGGGCGGCTGAGGCGAGGTGGAACAAGGAGCAATCAGATGCTCCGGGCAATGCGCCGCGCATGCGCCGGGCAATGCGCGGAGAATGCCCGCCACCTTCACCTTCAGATAATCCTCATGGAGAGACCATTGTTGACGCCGGGCGCGCGTCGGCTAGCCCTGACGGGCCGCCGCGCTCCCGGCTTCCGGACAGCGCAAAGTGGGCAACGCGCCTGGATAGCTACAGCCCGTGGTTGCCTGTCAACGATCCAGCGCGCGGCAAGTGGTTGCCGACTTGGGGGCTACCGCCAGACAGTTCTGGGCGCAATCCGCTGCTGCCCGTCGAGCTTTTGAAGGCTTGGCAGGCAAGGCGTGCGCTTGAGACTGCCACCGCACCCATCCTCTCGGAGTGGCGAAGTGAGGCCATGCAATGAACGCCAGCAAAACCTTTATGGGGAACGCATGAGCCCGCCCTGGCACCCGATGGCAACCGCTCCCCGCGACAGGCCCATCATCGTCTATTGCCCTGAGAAGCATGGGCTGCAGGCAATGGCTTCGATCTGCGAATGGCATCCTGACGCCGGTTTCTGCGTTGATGAGTTGCGGGAGCCGACATGCTGGACGGAGATTCCGACACAGGAGTCGATGCAATGAGGGGGCGGCCACGAATTGCCAAGGCGCATTACGACGCGCGCCACGGCTGGGAATATTTGAATCACGCGGGCGAGTGGCACAGTTGCCCGCCGCCGTTTTCCACCCATGAGCAGGCAATTGCCTACGCCCTCGACAGACTGCGCGCCAACGCGGATTCCCCATATTCGGTGATTGTCGACGCGCGGGCCGCGTTGGAATGGGCAGGCAATCTTTCTCGTACTGATGGCGCCGACTCAGCCACAGGCAAAGGTCAGGACACCCAAACCCACCCACAGGAGAAGCGGAGATGACTGAGGAAGAAGCGAAGACAAAATGGTGCCCGGCAGCGAAGATACCGCTCGGCTCATTGTGCATCGCTCTCCGTGCCCGCGCCGCCCTCTCACAGACAGAGGCAGAGGAGGCCAAGGCATGAGCGCCAGACCCGCAGGCTGGTATTGGGTCAAACGCCTCTCCGATGAAGACTGGCAGCCCGCTCAATGGGCTCCAATGAGGGAATATCCCGGCGAGTGGCGCTGGGAATTCTTTTTCTATCGCGGCGAAATCCACCGTGGACGCATCTATCGCGTCGGAAAGCGCATCCATGCTCCAACTTAACCCGCCAATCCCTGTGACCGTGATCAGTGAAGAACTGCCGCCGGGCGTTAGAGACGAGTCCCGGCGCGGCTGGTGCTACGCCTGGAAGGAGTGCGGCATTGACGGCCACCGTATGTGGGTCGTCGTCATGGACGCAACAGGCGAGGTGATCGACGTGCCGCAGCCGGAAATCCTTGTCGATCCTAATTGGAGCTACGGGAGGCGCACTTGAACGGCAGAACTTGGACCGCAGACGACACCGCCACGCTCCGCCGTATGGCTGGAGCCGGATATTCAGACGGCGAGATTGCCAACCATCTAGGCTTCGCCCGCGAGACGGTCACGCGCCGCCGCCTGTGCCTTGGCTACACCGCAGGCCTAAAGATTGGGAGAAGGCGCCGGTTTATTCGATTGGCGCGCGCCGTGAGTAGCCCAATCACATGCGGGGCCGGGCTCTATTCCAGCTATGATGGGTATGAGATTGTCCAGAACGAATGGGAACGGGCGGCACAATCAATTCGCTTGACATCGTAAATCACAACTCGATAACTGGTTAGGCTGACCGCTCCACAACCGAGCATCAGCACATGGCTTCGGCCGTCCAGAATAGCAAAGAATAGCAATGGCTCGCGGCTCAAAGCCCGGCGAGCGACGTGGCGGCCGGAAAAAGGGCTCGCTGAACAAGGCAACCGCCGACATCAAGGCGCTTGCCCAGACCTACACGTCTGAAGCTATGGAACGGCTGGCCGTTGTCATGCGGACCAGTGACAGCGACGCGGCGCGCGTGGCGGCAATCAAAGAGATATTCGAGCGCGGCCACGGCAAGGCTCCGCAGCCGCAGACGGGTGAGGGCGGCACCGGCCCTGTTCTATTGGCGATCCAATGGCTACAGCCCAGCGCATAGTCATCCCCTACAGCCCGCGCCAAGCCTTCCTGCCGTTCCACGAGAGCAGCAAGCGGTGGCGCGTGATCGTGGCCCATCGCCGGGCGGGCAAGACCGTGGCGACCGTGAACCAGCTAATCCGGTCGGCGCTGACCTGCGACAAGCCCAGCCCGCGCTGCGCCTATGTCGCGCCTCTGTTCAAGCAGGCCAAGGACGTGGCGTGGTCCTACCTCAAGGAGTTCACGCGGCCTATTCCAGGAGCGGAAGCCAATGAAAGCGAGCTACGAGTTGATCTCCCCAACGGTGGACGTGTTCGGCTTTATGGCGCGGATAATCCCGACGGAATGCGCGGAATCTACCTGGATGATTGCGTACTCGATGAATTTGCCGACATGCGCCCCCGAGTTCTCCCGGAGATCATTCGTCCTGCGCTTTCCGACCGCAAAGGCAGCCTGACCATCATCGGGACGCCGCGCGGGCATAACGACTTCTACAAGGCTTGGCAGGCCGCACAGAATGATCCCGACTGGTATTCCGTTCTGCTCCGGGCCTCCGAAACCGGCCTTGTGGACGCCGAGGAACTGACCGCCGCGCGCAAGCTGATGACCCCGGAGCAGTACGAGCAGGAGTTTGAATGCTCGTTTAATGCCGCGATCCAGGGCGCGTATTGGGGCAAGGAGATGGCCGCCGCCGATGAAGCGGGCCGCATTTGCCGAGTGCCAATCGACACGACGGCCGACGTGCTGACCGCGTGGGACTTGGGAGTTCGTGATGCCACGGCGATATGGTTTTTCCAAATTCTCGCGGGCGGGATCAACGTCGTGGACTTCTACGAAGCCTCTGGCGTTGGGCTCGACCATTACAGTCAAATTGTGCGGGAAAAGGCAGAAATGGGCAGTTATCGCCTTGGTGTCTGCCACGTCCCACACGACGCGAAGGTCAAAGAATGGGGCTCAGGCCGCACGCGCATAGAGCAGATGGAGGCGCTGGGCCTGCGCCCGGTGCTGGTGCCAGATCACCGGCTCAACGACGGGATTGCGGCGGCTCGCGAGACGCTCGCGCGTGTCCGCTTTGACGCGGTGCGCTGCAAGGACGGTATCGAGGCATTGAAGCAATACCGGGCCGACTTTGACGAAGAGCGCAAGGTTCTAAAGCCCGCGCCTCGGCACGATTGGACCAGCCATGCCGCCGACGCTTTCCGCTATTTGGCGATGGGCTGGCAGGTCGAAACAAAAGCACAGGCAAAACTGCCCCGCGTTACGGGCGGTTGGATGGCCGCTTAGCATGAGCAACATTATGTCCGACGCTCACGGGAGCGGGTTTCCAAAAATTGCGCGAGGCTGCTCCAATGGCTGACACGACTCCCACACGCGGCGGCCCCTCGTCGCAAGGCGACACAAAGGCGGACCTGCTGTCTCGCGCCCTTGCCCATGCCGACGAGGCGTGGAAGCAGGAATTTGACAACGTTTCGTCGGGTAGAGACTGCCAACGCTTCTATATCGGCGGCGAGGCGCAATGGGATTCGCAGGCCCTGAGCGACCGCAAGAGCGCCAACAGGCCAGCGTTGACCATGAACCGCTGCCCTGGGTTTGTGCGGCAGTTGACCGGCGAGGTGCGGCAGAACCCGCCCAGCGTGAAGGTTCTACCCGCCAAGGACGGCGCGACGGTCGAGGCGGCAGAAATCTTCAACGGCCTGATCCGGCACATTGAGCAGCAGAGCGTCGCCCGCGCGGCGTACACGAAGGCGGCGGAAAACGCGGCACAGGCTGGCATTGGCGGCTGGCGCATCGTCACGCAGTACAGCGGCGACGACAGCTTCGACCAGGACATCCGCATCAAGCGAATCAATGACCCGTTCCAGATTCTGATCGACCCGCTCGCGCAAGAGCCGGACAAGAGCGATATGCGCTATGGCTTCGTCTTTGAGGACATGGCGAAGGAGCAGTATCAGAAGCAATATCCAGACGTTCCTGCCGAGAGCCTGCCAACCAACGTCGCGGATCAGGCGTTTTCATGGCGCACGCTCGATACGGTCAAGATCGCGGAGTATTGGTATCGCGAGCCGGTCAAGAAGATGCTGCGCCTCCACGAGGACGGCGCCGTCTCCTACGACGATGACGACACGCCGCCCGAATCGCCGGTAACGCAGCAGCGCGAGGTGGTGGTCCAGCAGGTCAAGTCCTGCCTGATGAGCGGCGGCGGCATCTTGCAGGGGCCGACCGATTGGGCCGGGCGGTACATTCCCATCTGCGTCGTGACCGGCGAAGAGATTTGGGCCGATGGCCGCGCCACTCGCAAGGGCATGATCCACGACATGAGGGACCCGCAGCGCGTCTACAACTACACGCGGACAGCGGCGGTTGAGGCCGTGGCGATGCAGCCTAAGGCGCCGTACATCATGACGGCCAATCAGGCCAGCGGGTACGAGAACCAGTGGGCGCAGGCTGGCATCCGCAACGACGCCGCGCTGTTCTACAAGGGCGACCCGCTCGCCAATGGTCCGCCCAAGCGGTCGGAACCGCCTATCGCATCGCAGGGCCTAGACGTGCAGTCTCAGCTTGCGGTAAGCGACCTTGAAGGCGTCTCCGGCATCTACAAAGCCGGGCTCGGCGCCCCCAGCAACGAAACCTCTGGCCGCGCCATCATGGCCCGCCAGCAGGAAGGCGACGTTGGAACGTACCTGTACATCGATAACCTTTCAATCGCCGTGCAATATTGCGGCAAAATCTTAGTCGATCTGATTCCCAAGATTTACGACTCGACGCGCATCGTCCGCACGCTGGGCGAAGACGGCTCGACAAAGATGGTCGAGATTAACAAGCCAGACATGGACGAAAGCGGCATGGAGATCGTCCTAAACGACCTCAGCGCGGGCGAGTACGACGTGACCGTCACCACCGGCCCGAGCTACTCCACGAAGCGCCAGGAGGCCACGGCCTTCATGACAGAGCTTGTCCGCTCGTTCCCCATGATCGCGGACATCGGCGGCGACATCATCGTGGAGAACATGGACCTGCCGGGCGCCGACAAGCTGGCCGGTCGCCTCCGCGAGGCAATGGGCATCGACAAGGACGGCCAGAAGATCGAGGCCGAACAGAAGCCGGACCCCGTCGAGGCGGCAAAGGCCATGAAGGACGCGGCGGCGACTGACAAGATCATCGCGGAGACGGAACAGATCCGGCTTGAAACCGGCCAGATGATGCTTTCGATGCAGGGGATGCTTGGGCAGCTTCAGCAGATCATGCCGCAGCTTCAGATGCTCACGCAGCAGGGCGAGCCTGGAGAGCAGCCGCCGATGCCGCCTGAAGGCATGGCGCCTCCGATGGAAGGTGGCCCGGAAATGGGCGGGATGCCGCCGAGCGGTCCAATGCTTGAAGGCATGTCTGATGGCCTGCCGCCGGTTGTGGAGATCGACGACGACACGGCCGGGCTTCCCCCGGTGATCGAGATTGGCGAGGCCGTTGCGCCCGCTTAACTACGAGGTGATTCGTGAGTGAGCCGGATATCAGGCTTCAGATCAAAGTTAAGAACGCTCGTATATTGCGGGCGATGAAAGCGGCCGGGATTGAGAATTCAGCCGCTCTTGCGCGCGCCGCCGGCCTTGAACCAACAACCGTTGGCGAGTTGGTAAACTTCAAGAAACGGCCAATCACGACCAAAGGCGAATGGCGGGAGGCTGCTCTCTCCATAGCGACGGCCCTTCACCGGAGCCCGGAAGAGATTTGGCCGGAGCATCTGCAGCGCATCGCGGCACTCAAGACCGAGTGCGAGCTTGATCTGACCGTTGAGCAATTCGGCGCCATCAGCAACGGCGAGCAGTCGATACTGGATCGCGACACGGTGACGACGCTTCTAGCGAACCTTCCAGCCCGTGAGCGCTCAATCGTTGAGATGCGCTACGGCCTCAACGGCAACGGCGCTCATACGCTGGCTGAAACCGCCGATGAATACGGGATAGGCCCAGAGCGCGTTCGCCAAATCGAGATGAAAGCGTTTCGCCGGATGACAGACGCAGCCCGCACTAAAAGGATTGCCGCATGAGCGATATTGACTTGGCCGCTATAGTGGCGGAAGATGCAAAGACTTCGGGCGCCGTTCCTGCACAGGAAGCGCCTGCTCCGGTCGAGGATACGGCGGAAGCGACCACCGCCCCGGCTGAAGAAGCCGCGGAAGAGCAGCCATCTGACGCCGAGGGCGACGCGCCCCAGTCGAAGAAACCGGGCGGCGGCTTCCAAAAGAGAATTTCAGAGCTAACCCGCGAAAAGCATGAGGCAAAGCGCGAAGCAGAGCAACTGCGCGAGATGCTGTCCAAGGCCCTGGGCCAGACGCAGCAGACCGCGCCGGCAGCCGAGCAGAGCGACGAGCCCCGTTCAGAGCAGTTTACCAGATACGAGGATTTCGTCGCGGCAAAGGCCGAATGGAAAGCGGAGCAGCGGATTCAGTCCACGCTCGGCAACCTCCAGAAGCAGGCCAGTGTCGCGGATCAGGAGAGGGCCAGGATCGAGGCCGTCAAGGTCTTTGAGCGCGAAGCAAAGGCTCAAGGCAAGGCGATTCAGGGGTTTGACGACGCGCTGGACATGGTGCGCTCCGATGACTTCCCGATGACCCCGGCGGTTGCGGACTACCTTCTCAACGCCGACCACAAGGCGGCGCTGGTCAAGTATCTGGCGGACAATGAGGACGAGGCTTTCAGGCTTTCACGCCTAGGTGCAGTCGCGGTTGGCAGAGAACTGGCAAAGGTCGAGATGCGTTTCGCGTCGAAGCCCAAGCCGAAAACTTCATCGGCCCCGCCGCCGCCGGCAACAGTGTCCGGGGGCGCGGCAGCACCGCAATCGATCGAGCGCATGGGTCATAACGACGTGCTCAAGTGGGTACGTGAGTTGGACCAGAGGCGCTGACGGAAGCGTTGGCGAGAGTTCGAGGGGCCTAACCCAAGGTTAGGTCATCATGGCAAATACTATCATCACTCCCAGCATCATCGCGAAGGTGGGGCTGGCTCAGTTGGAAAACAATCTCGTGATGGGCAAGAAGGTCTATCGCGACTACTCCCGCGAATTTGTGAAGGTCGGAGACTCGATCAGCGTCCGCCGTCCCGTCAAGTTCACGGCTCAGGATGGCGCCGTCGCCATCAATCAGGACGTGACGGAAGGCAAGTTCACGCTCAGCATGGACAAGCGCAAGCACGTTTCGTGGTCTTTCTCGACGCAGGATCTCACCCTGTCCATCGAGGAGTACAACGAGCGGTACATCAAGCCGGCCGCCATCGCTCTGGCGAACCAGATCGATTACGACCTCACCGGCCTCTATAACCGCGTGTGGAACTGGGTCGGCACGCCAGCCTCGCCGGTCGACTCGTTCGCGGACTTCGCCAAGGCGCCCCGGCGTCTGGATGAAGGCGCGGTGCCGCAGGACAACCGCTATGCTGTCCTGTCTCCAGCCGACTCCTGGGGCCTCATCGGCTCGCAGACTGGCCTGTTCATGCAGGACGTTGCACGCGGCGCCTATCGCCGTGGCGATCTCGGTGAGATCGGCGGCGTCATGACGGCGATGGACCAGAACATCCGCACGCATACCAACGGCGCGGCGGCTGGTGGTGGCCTCATCAACGGCGCGAACCAGAACGTGACCTATGCCGCGAGCAAGGACACGAACACGCAGACGCTCATCACCGATGACTGGACGGCTTCGACGACCTTCAAGGCCGGCGACGTGTTCACCATCGCTGACGTTTATGCGGTCAACCCGGTATCAAAGCAGAGCACGGGCGTCCTGCAGCAGTTCGTCATTCAGAACGACATCACCGCGACCGGCACGGATTGCACGCTGACGATTGCTCCGGCGATCATCACCAGCGGCCCGTACCAGACCGTCGATAGCGTCCCGGCCGACGGCGCCGCGATCACGATGGTGGGCACCGGCTCGGCGCAGTACGCGCAGAATCTGGTGTTCCACAAGAACGCCTTCGCCCTCGTGATGGCCGATCTGGAAATGCCGGACGGTGCGGTGTTCAAGGCTCGCGAAAGCCAGAACGGTTTTAGCATGCGCGTTATCAAGTACTACGACGGCGAAATGGATGAGGACAAGATCAGGCTCGATGTGCTTTACGGAGTTAAAGCAATCTATCCGGATTTGGCGACGAGACTGTCCGGAACCACCTGATTTTCCTGCATTCTATTGAGGTGAATGGTCATGGCTAGTATACTTCCTTGGTCCGAATGGAACAGAGAGGTATCGGCCGTGGCCGTTTGCTGCATCAAGGAATGCGAGAAGAAAGTTATGGGCTCCGGGATGTGCGCCGCGCACTACGCAAGGCTGCGCAAGTACGGGAACCCAGTCGCTGAGAGGCAAGCGCAATTTCATGGCTTGCCTCTTATGGAAAGGCTGATGAAGCGCGTTGAGAAGGGCGAAACGTGCTGGGTGTGGACGGGCGCAAAGAAT